TTTGGTTTGAATGAAATGTCAGAGAAGACTTTTAATGATATGTCTAAAGATGATATTTATTATAGAGCTTTAGTCTTATTACGTGAATGTGTACAACAAGGATATTTTGATAAAGATGAGGACTTTCTTGTCGGGGAGAGTGGTGGGTTTTTATTTAATGTCAATTTTGTATATAGAAGAACTCATGAGCTAAGACCTGCTGCAAGATACTACGAAAAGTATGGAGTTTATACTAAACATCCTATAGATTCTGCTCCTCATCGTAGATTTAGAATACAAGAAGAAAATAGACGTAAGATTGGATTTACTGCTAAGTGTAAGTTATTATATAAAGACCAAAAGTTATATGATAGACTTGTAAAAGAAGGTAAAGAAGATGAAGCATATTTTCTTTTAAAACCTCTTCGTATTACAGGTGAACATTATAATTTTATTAACTATGGTACTATGCAGAAGTTAGATGAGTCTTCTGTTGTAGTTAGTAAAAGTGGTAGTGTTACTGGTAATAAAACAGAAGGTGTTCCTATATTCTTTGGAGCTCAATATTGGTGGTATAAATCTAAAGAGTTTGCTAAGAATAATGGTTATCACCTTATAGCAGCTAAAACTCGTCGTGCTGGATTTAGTTATATGGAAGCTATTGGTAGTGCTAATAATGCTAATTTATATCCTAAGTCTACTGTTATACACGTTGCATCTGATTCTAAATATATTATTAAAGCTAGATCTTTAACTAATATGACAAAGATGCAACTTGAGCATTATGAAATTAATACTCCTTTTGTTAGAGGGTTTATTAGTGTAAATATAGAAGGTCTTAAATTAGGATATAAAAAGAAAGATAATACAGATGATGGTTATCAAAGTCAGATTCTTAGTTTAACTACAGGGCCTACTAACTCAGAAGTTGCTATTGGTAAAGATGCAAGAGAAATAAAATGTGAAGAACTTAGTACATTTCCTATATTTGATGCTTTTATGGGTGTAACAGAACCTACTACTCGTACTGGTAGTATTACAACTGGGCTTATTACAGCATGGGGTACAGGTGGTGCTACCGAAGGAGATTGGGCTTTATTTGAAAGAAACTTTTATTCTCCTAAATCTCATAACTTTATGCCATTTGAAAATATATGGGATAAAGATTCTAGGAATAATGTTTGTGGTTTCTTTAAACCTTATATTGATTCTTTACAGGGTTTTACAGATGATGGTAGAGCATCAATAGATGAAGACGGTAATACTAATTATGAAGTAGCTTATGAAATATCTGTTGCTGAAAGGAAAAAGAATAAAGATAATTCAAAAAGTATATCTGAGCATCTTCTTTTTTGTGGTCAGTATGCAAATATGCCTTCTGAATCTTTTAATGCTAGTAGTGATAATATGTTCTCATCTGAGAAACTTACTGCTCATATTAATAAGGTTAAAAATAATCCCGATTATAAGTTCTATACAGATGGTATTATTGAAGAAATAACTCAAGATAAAGTTAAGTTTATATCTAATGAAAAACTATTCTCAGAGGGTAAGAAGATTCATGAATATATTGCAGATGTTCCACATAGACCTAAGATAGATAGATACGGTTGTACTAGAATATGGCATTTTCCATATATTGATCCTAGAACTGGTAAAGTTCCAGATATATATACTATATCTTATGACCCTGTAGGAAAAAGTAAAGATAAAGATGATATTACCAATAAGCATTCTAATAATTCTGCTACAGTTTGGATGAATCCTAATACATATTTTAACAATGTTCATAAACTTAGAGTTGCTAATTACTATGGTAGACCTCCTGATTTAGAAGATGCAGATAGGATAGTTAAGAATTTAGGTTTACTTTATGGCGGACATAAAGGTATAATATTAGCTGAAACAAATAGAGGTGAAACTGTATCTAACTTTAAGAAGTGGAATTGTAAACAAATGCTAGATAAAGAACCTACTATGGTTTGGGATAATAAGATAAAACCTTCTCAAATTACAACAATAGGTATGAATCTAGGTAATGATATTATAAAACTTAAAGGTTTAAGACTACTTAAAAGAATGTTATATGAAACTGTAGGTAAAGATGATGATGGTAATGATATATTATTCTTTGAAACTATACCTGATTTATCATTCTTATTAGAAGTAGATAAGTTTAAATATGATGGTAACTTTGATAGAGTATCAGATGCTATAATTGAAGCGTTTAAGCATAAGAAAATGGAGTTAAAAGCTGCTAAAGAATTGGAGAAAAATAGACTAGTAGAAGAACTAAATGAAACAATAGGACAAGATCTTTTTGAAAGAGCTTGGTATTAAAATAATATTAATATGAGTGGTCATGTATATCCTGAGCAAAGAACTAGCAGGAAAGAAAAAGTTAAGAAGAGATTTTATATAGATACTATTAATTACTTTATAGATCAAAGTAGTACTTCTCTTGTAGAACAAGCTAATCGTAGGTTTAATATAATGTCAGAAGAAATAGACCTTAATGATTATCGTAAAGTTCTAAATCCTTATAATGCAGTAGATGAAAGATTTACTAGGTTTCCAGCTGATATGCGTAATTATGATATTATAAAAGATATTGTAAGACGTTTTATAGGGGAATACATTAAACAGCCATTTCAGTTTCAAGTTAAAGCTAATGATATGGATGTAGTATCTAGGTTTAACGATAAGCTAGCAGAAGAAATGAGCAAGTTAGCTGTTCAACAGTATATAAATGTTCTTAATGAAATGAATGTTAATACAGGTGTCGATACTAAAGATATACCTGATTTTGAAAAGTTTTATAAAGATTTTAAAGAAAATTATAGAGATGAAGTAGCTGCTGACGGTCAATCTATTCTTGATGCTATTCTTGATTGGACAGAATCTCATATTAAATATTATACTGCTTTTTATTACTATGTTGTAGCAGGCGTTACTTATTCCTACAGGGATATTAGAAATGGTTCCCTTTATAAAGAGATTATATCTCCTCTTGAATATAGACCTATAACTAATGGTGAACCTTTCGTAGAAGATCATGATGCAGGAGTTAGGAAATTTCGCATTAGTTATTATCAAATATTAGAAAGATTTAGTGATATTTTAGATGATAAAACTTTAAATAAGATTAAGGATTATATAGAAAATTATACTAATTCTAGTAGTGGAATACAAGTTCCATTACATATCTTTAAAAGTTCTATGGATAGTAAAACTTATGAAACATTTGCCACAAAACACGGTCAGTTTATAGAGAATGATTCTTATAATATAACTGATTCTCATTTAATGGTAGATGCTTATCATATTGTATTTAAAACTGAAGTTAAAGTTGCTAACGTTTTAATGGAAGATCCTATTACAGGTAATTTAATAGAAGAAATCTATGAAGTTGATGAGTTTGAACTTAAACCAGAGTTAGGTCATATATCAGTAGAATGGGAGTGGATTGAAGAAATATGGGAATCTTATAGATTTGGTAGAGAATATGATGATATATTTACTAAACCTAGACCAATTGCTTATCAAAGAAGGGATAATAATAATAGATGTAAACTTCCATATAATGGTATATCTGAAATTATACCTAATAGTAATTTTACATTTTCTATTCCTGAATCTATTTTACCTTTTCAAATAGCTCGTAATATATTTGCTTATTATAGAGAAAAAATTATAGCTAAAAATAAAGATAAGATATTACTTATACCTAAAAGTTTATTTGGTAGTACTAGTATTGAAAAAGAAGAAAATATTCATAGAATTGAAGCTAGTTCTATATTTACTTATGATGATTCAGAAGATGATGCTGGTACTAAAGCTCAACATATTAGAGTAGTAGATGCTAGTCTTTCTCAGTTTATATCTCATATAACAGATATAATGGATAGAATGAAAGAAGAAGCTTGGGATACAGTAGATATGAACAGGCAAAGATATGGGGAAATGAGTACTAGTGATGGTAAGGGAGTTACCCAAGAAGCTATCGTTAGATCATCTATGGGTTCTGTTATTATATATACGATGTTTGAGAAATGGCAAGAGAAGGAATTTGAAGCTGATTTAGATTACTCTAAAATAATGGCAGCTGAAGGTAATCTACAAGGATCTTATACTGATAGTAATAATACTAATAGGTTTTTAGATATTGATACAGATCAACATATAATGTCTTTATATGGAGTTAATGTTGAGAGTTCATTTATACAAGCAGAGAAAAAGCGTAAAATGGATGATATGGCTTTTAATGCTTCTCAGAATGGAGATTTTACTTTAGCTATTGAAGCTATTGATAGTAATAATATGGCTTCTGTTAAGAAAGCTTTTAAAGACTATGAAACTAAAAGACAAGAATTTGAAAGAGCTACTGCTTTAGAGAAAGATCAGATTAGACTTCAAGTAGAAGAAGTTAAATTTCAGAATGATCAAGCTAGTAGAGATCAAGAACTCTATATTGAAACAATGAAAGAAGAAGGTGAAATGTCTCGTAAGCTTATTGACGCTGAAATTAAATTAGCAGAACTTGAAATGAAAGCTATGGGTGAAGGTGAAGTTGATGATTCTACTATGTCTGATATAGATTCTCTTAAAACAGATATTGAAGAACGTAAATTAGCTTTACAGGAACGTAAGCAATCTGAGGATGCTAGACTTAAAGAGAAGCAAATAGATACTCAATATAAAATAGCTAAAGAGAATAAAAATAAGTATGACAGAAAAGCTAAATAAGTGCTATAATAACAGGCAAAATTTTAGCATAAATTAGGTAATATATAATAGTAATTGTTTATAGTATAATTGTAATGTAACATCTTAAAAAACGTAAAAGTAATGTTTATAATTAGTAAATTTAACCGCAAATTAGAAGGCGAACCTGGTAGTTCTGGTGGTGCTGACGATGTGATAGTAAGCGGATATGATGAAGAAGTAAGAGCTAATAGTGGTTCTGCTAGTCCTGATAATGGATTTGTTATAGATGACGGAGATACTTCTAAAAAAGTAGAGGATAATTCTAACAGTAAAGAAGATGGGGAAGATACTTCTAAGCCTACCGATAAAACTTTAAGTGATATTAAAGATCTTAATCCTATCTCTTCTGATTTCCTTTCTAGTAAATATGGTGATGATGTTAATCTTCTTAAAGTTGATGAAGATGGTAATATCACTAATACAGAAGGTGAAGTTTTAGTAACTAAAGAAGATTATGATAAGGGTATTAAAGATACTAAAAGTAATCATGTTGAGTTAGCTAAAAATTATATTAAATCTCTTGAAAAATTAGTATCTGCTGATAGGCTCCTTGTTCTGACTGGTGCTGGTAGTTCAAAAGATGATGATTTATTTGGTGGTAAGTTAATGACTGAACTTTGGGATCACATAAATACTCTTGTAAATCAAGAC